CCTAAGCGGGAGAGTTACTCTTGCTAGAGGAGGAGATGTAGAGGTTGGCGGCTCTGGCGGCCTTACAACAGGAACAATTCATGAGTTAGGGATATTTAAAGCAGTTTCAGACAATGCCACAACGCATATTATAGTATTAAAGAGGTAATGATATGAAATTAAAAAAGATATTATCAGAAAGCAAACTTGCCCCGGAACAAAAAGCTGTATTTTTAGAGGCTGTTGCAAAATTTAACGGCTTTGGAAAGCACATCTATAGAGAATCTAATCTTTCAGATGTTGTTGAGTCTATCAACAAGCTTACTAGCAGTGCAGGAAACTATATTGTATCTGAGACAGAAGACTGGTTCGATAACTTAACTGTCAAAAGAGATGTTAAAGAGATAAACAATTCAGCTAAACTGTTTGAAAAAACTGCACTAGAGATTCAAGGTTTACAACAGAGACTGGAATCTTTATATGAAGACTTAGGAACAAAGTTAGGTAGATACTATGAACTAGATGAAGCTCTAGATCCAGTAGGTAAAGAAGATGGTGATATCGATAATGATGGCGATAAAGATAAGACAGACGATTATCTATTAAATAGAAGAAAGGCAATTGCAAAAGCAATGAAGAAATAGGGAATAAAAATGAAAAAATCTCAATTTAGAAAACTTATTAGAGAAACTATTGCAGAGGTAATAGCTCAAAAGTCTGGTTTAATAACAGAAAAGTTTGAATCTAAAACTGCAGCGATGATGTTTAAAAAATTAGAAAGAAGCGATCAAAACTTTTTTCAAGGAATGGCAAATAGCTATGATATAGATTGGAGAAACGCTCCTGAATCTGCATGGGGTAAGGGTGCCAATCCTAAATTAGTAAACTTTTTCTTTGTAAATAAACAAAAAAAGAACCCATTTGTTGGATATAATGATTACCACACAACTATATATCCTGGACTTATTGGCGTAACTAGAGGAAAAGAAAAATTACACATTGTGCGTAGCAGATACGACGTGTTACCTAGAGTTGCAGGCGAAAAAACAGCTAAAGGCGGATTTAGAGGTAGAACAGACAGAGATGCAATGGGATCAGGCATACAAAACCTTAATAACTATAAGAGGTTTGCAGAGGTTGCAGACGAGGTAATTACTCTTGACCTTAATCAACTCCCATCAGCAAAACAGCTTAAACTAGACAGAGCTGAAGCTAAAAAAGGAGCAACTGCCTTGATAGATGCAAAAAATGTATTAGAACAAAATAGAAGAAGATACACAAAACTTCTACAGGCAAAGGTATTGGCTCAAGGACCAAATGCATTGAAAGAAATGTTAGACGAGGCTACGGCAATAGTACAAAAAACGGTTAGCTTTAACACTGATATGCTTAAAAAGGGACTGGTTAACAGAGGTTGGGATAACTTTAGTAGTGTTTCAAACATATATAACTCCATGGTAAGCGCATACGAAAACTATGTAAGAGAGGCCGCAAGCTACAATAAGAGTTCAAAGGCACTTGGTGATATGGATGACTGGCAAAAGAGTTATGTTGCAAAAGCGGCTGGAGAGGTTAAAGGATATTTAACAAATCTAAAAAAGACAGCTGACAAAGTAATGGACAAAAAGAACTTTAGAAAGCTAGAAGGAAGATAAAAAATAAATAAATTGTAAAAAAGTGGCATATAATTTTTATATGTCATTTTTTTTGTTTATATTAAAGTAATTAAACGTTTAACTAAATAAGTAAATATGAACAGAAACAAAAACTTTAAGAAAAGACCTTTTAAAGGCAAAAGACACAGAAGAGAAGACTTCTTTTTACCAGGATGTGGATTAGGTGTAAAAGTACCCGATAGCGATCCAGGAACACTTGAAAAAGCAATGAAGTATCTTAAACGCCAAATGAAAGATGATGGCACAATCATGAGACTAAAAGATAAGAGATACTATGAAAAACCATCAATGAGAAGGAGGAGAGAGCTTGACGCAGCAAAACGCTGGCAGTGGACTCTAGACAGAAAAGCAGAGAGAGCCGATAAAGGGCATGTATGGACTGCAATTATGAATGGTAAAGCAGGTTAATATTTACCAAAAATCACTTAAAGGGGAACATTTTTTGTTCCCTTTTTTTACTTTTCGTATATTTGTATATATTTATATGTGTATAATGGTCCAAAAATACACCATCTCTTATATGGTAGTAACGGGTCTAAATTAAATTTCTATTAAGGTTCAAAATAACCTTATTTCCAAATTAAAATATTTTAGGAGAAAACAAATGGCTGAAAGCAAATTATTGCAAGAAGCGATTGCAGATGCTAAAGCGGTTAGAGAAACTGCCATTGCAAACGCTAAGCTAGCTCTAGAAGAAGCATTTACTCCAAAGCTACAATCTATGCTATCTAAAAAGATAGAAGAGGAGGCTGATGATACCAAAGATGAAGAAGAGATGAAAGAACAAACTGATTCATCTGGTATAGGTAAAGGCGACAATAAGCTAGATCAGGCATCTGGTGATGATACTGAAAAGAACGCAGAGACTAAAAAAGACACTGCTGCATACGGATCTGAAGACCCAAATCTAAAGGTTGTTGATAAGCTTACTGAAGAAGACGAAAAAGAAGAAGGTAAGCACGACGAAGGTATGCATGATGAAGATGACGACCCAGAAGAGGGAATGCATGAAGACTTAGATCTTGAAGAAATCATTAGAGAGCTTGAAGAGGAAGACGATGACAAAAAGGAAGGTCAACACGACGAAGCTTACCACGAAGAAGATGAAAAAGAAGAAGGTAAACATGACGAAATGATGAAAAAAGAAATGTCTCACGAAGAAGGTGAAGACAAAGAAGAAGGCATGCATGACGAAATGAAAGAAGCTGACGATGATGACTCAAATGTTGAAATTAACATTGACGCTGATGGCGACGATGACGACGATGTAGACATTGACCTTGACGAAATCATTAAGTCCTTAACAGAAGAAGACGATGACAAGAAAGAAGGAGACAAACCAGAAGAGATGATGAAGAAAGAGATGGAAAAGAAAGAAGAAGAGCTTGAAGAAGCTTATGCTACTATCAGATCTCTAAAATCAACTATCAATGAGGTTAATCTTTTAAACGCAAAGTTATTGTTCTCTAACAAGTTGTTCAAATCACACAACTTAACTGAAGGACAAAAGATGAAAATCATCGAAACTCTTGATAGAGCAAACAGTACAAGAGAAGTTAAATTAGTTTACACTACTTTGGCTGAATCTTTATCTGCAGGCGCTAGCAAGAAACAAACGATTAAAGAGGGAATCGCATCTAGACCAACAAAATCTACTGCACCTGCAAAGGAAGTAATTGTTGAATCTAATCAATTCTCAAGTAGAATGAAAAAATTAGCAGGATTGCTATAATTTAAAAAATTTAGGAGACAAAAAAATGTCAAACATTTCAAACTTATTAGACGGCGCTGGAAATGCTCATAAAGAGCAATTAGCGCAAACTCGTGGTCTAGTTAGTAAGTGGGAAAAGACTGGTCTTCTTGAAGGCATCAACCAGGAATATGATAGATCTGGTATGGCTGTACTTTTAGAAAATCAGGCGAAGCAACTAATTGATGAGGCTTCAAACACTTCTAGCGGAACTGCAAGTAAAGAACAATGGTCTGGAGTTGCTCTTCCTTTAGTACGTAGAGTATTCGGTGAAATCGCTGCAAAAGATTTTGTAAGTGTACAACCAATGAATCTACCTTCAGGACTAGTATTCTTTTTAGACTTTAAATATGGTGATAGTGCTATTGGTACTGGCACAAATGCCGCAGGTACTAATAACCAAGGTGTATTCCAAAAAGGATTCGACCTTATGGGTAACACATCTGCGTCTAACGTAGACCCAGCTGGCGGACTTTATGGCGCTGGTAAATTTGGTTACTCTTTAAAGTACGATGTAGATTCTTTAACGGGTACTTATACAACAGCTTCATGGAAAGACGTTGGTTTCAACCAAGACCTTTCTGCATCTATTGCTGCAAGCGAAGTTAAGAAAGCTGTATTTGCAAAGAGTGCATTTACTGGTGAAGGTACTACACTAGGAATTGATACTACTGCTGTTGGTGGTGTATTTGTTTCTGGTTCAACTAACATTCACGGCCAAGATGATTCTTTAGGCAACGAAGGAGACGATATCTCTGTTGGTACTTTAGGTGAGTACGCTGACTTTGATGGAAACAACGTTACTATATTCATCTCAGCTTCTGCTGCAGCAGGTATAGGAGCGCTTGGCGAACTTAAGGTTCACTTCCCAGTTGCAACAACTCAAGACGATAGATCTGACTTCGAAATGAATGGATCACAGGTTGACTCTAACTTATCAGACCAAGATGTAGGTATTCCACAGATCGATGTTGAATTAAGAAGTGAGGCTATAATTGCTAAGACAAGAAAGTTAAAAGCTGCATGGTCGCCTGAGTTCGCTCAAGACTTAAACGCTTACCACAGTATTGATGCTGAGGCTGAATTAACTTCTATGTTATCTGAGTATATCTCAATGGAGATCGACTTAGAAATCTTAGACATGTTAATCAGTGATGCTAATACTACTGACTACTGGTCAGCTGCTCTTGGTGAAGTATATGACGGTACAGGTACTTTCTTAAGTCCAACTGCCGCTGAAGCTTACACTCAGTTCACTTGGTTCCAAACTTTAGGTACTAAAATCCAAAAAGTTTCTAATCAAATCCACCAAAAGACTCTTAGAGGAGGTGCAAACTTCTTAGTTACTTCACCTGAAGTTGCAACTATCATCGAGTCTATCCCTGGATATGGTGCTGATACTGACGGAACAGCTGCTTCTTTCGCAATGGGCGTACAGAAGATTGGTGCATTAAATAACAGATTTACAGTTTACAAAAACCCATACATGACAGGTAACACTATCTTGTTAGGTTTCAGAGGATCTCAATTCCTTGAAACTGGTGCTGTTTATGCTCCATACATTCCGTTAATCATGACTCCATTAGTGTACGATCCTACAAACTTTACTCCACGTAAAGGTGTAATGACTCGTTACGCTAAGAAAATGGTTAGACCAGAATTCTACGGAAAAATCTATGTTGCTGGCTTGAACAGAATCTAAGATTTAACCTAGTATTATTTCTATAAAGAGAGGCTAAGAAATTAGCCTCTTTTTTTATGCCCCTGATATTTATAGTAAATAGAGGAGGTTATTATGGCAAAACAAAATATTGAAAAAACACCACCAAAAGGAAATGTTAAATTTTCAATATCTTTATCGGAGGAACAAAAGGCCGCAAAACAGGCAATACTTCACCATCCATACAATTTTATAGTTGGTAAAGCGGGAAGTGGTAAAACTCTACTGGCCTGTCAAGTAGCTCTTGATATGTTTTTTAAGAGAATGATTAACAAGATAATCATAACTCGACCAACAGTATCAACAGAAGACAACGGGTTTTTACCTGGCTCTGAAAAAGAAAAAATGGAACCGTGGTTGGTACCTATAAGAAGTAACATGAGAAAGGTATACAATAAACCAACCATATTAGAAAAAATGGAAAACAATGAAGACATAGAATTAGTTTCATTGGCTCACTTTAGGGGCAGAACATTTGAGAATTCTATAGTAATAGTAGATGAATTTCAAAATTTAACTAGGTCTCAGTTCAGAATGGCTTTAGGTAGAATAGGAAAAGGTTCTACAATGATATTTTGTGGAGATAACCAACAAATAGATTTAAAAGATAAGAACTATTCGGCTATACACGACCTGTCTAAAGTAACAGATTCAGAGTATGTATACAAGAGAATACTATTAGATAATCACAGACACCCAGCAATAGACGAAGTTTTTGAAATGTTGATGGGTATGTAATAATTGAACAATTTCTTGATATTTATATATAGAGGATAACTATGGCAACAAACATACCAATATGGCCCGGATCATCATCATTTCAATCTGGAGATACTCCGTTTGGACTTTATGATAGCGATTCAACATACCAAACCGATCAGGATAGCACTGCAGACTGGTGCGCAAAGAGACTGGGGTACCCAATAGTAGACATAGAATTACAAAATATAAATTTCTTTGCCTGCTTTGAAGAGGCCGTTAGTGAGTATAGTTCTCAAGTAAATTATTTCAATATTAAAGAAAATCTGTTAACTCTTAAAGGAACAACTACAGGTAGTAATTTAACACACAAAGAAATAACGCCTAATCACGATAGACTGGTAACCATAGCAAAAAGTTATGGAGCAGAGGCAGGTAGTGGAGGCGATGTAACATATTATAGTGCATCAGTATCGGTGACTCAATCACAGCAAGTTTATGATTTAACGGATCCTAATTTTGTTTCTCTAGAAAACGGCACAGCCGGAACAGATTCAATAGAGGTTAAGAGAGTCTTTTATCAAGGTACACCAGCTATGACTCGATATTTTGACCCGTATGTTGGAACAGGGTATGGTAGCGATCAATTATTAGAAGGTTTTGGTTTTGGAAATTATAGCCCAGCAATTAACTTCTTAATGATGCCTATGTATGATGACCTTTTAAGAGTGCAAGCAATTGAATTCAATGACCAAATAAGAAAATCTGCATATAGTTTTGAGTTAAGAAACAATAGATTAAGAATATTTCCAGATCCAAGAACAAACTTTACCTTGTGGATAGAATATGTTAAAAGGTCAGACAGAAAAAATGCATTAAAAAATGGAACAGCAACAAATGTAATTACAGATTTTTCTAACGCAGATTATGATAATATGCTATACTCTAGTATAAATGATCCGGGAAAACAGTGGATTAGAAAATATACGTTAGCGCTAGCAAAAGAATTATTGGGTAATATTAGAAGTAAATATTCTAGTATACCTATTCCAGGTTCAGAAACAAACTTAGATGGAGATACTTTGAGAAGTGAAGCTTCGGTAGAAAAAGAAAATTTAATTACTCAGTTAAGAGAAGACTTAGAAGCAGCATCTAGAAGAAATCTTTTAGAAAGACAACAAGATGAAGCTGATTTTATGAACAATACAATGAATAAAATTCCATACGGAATCTATATAGGATAATTATGGCACTATTTGGCGGACAGAGAGATATAAGCCTTTTTAGGACAGTTAGTAGAGAGCTAGTTAATGACCTAATTGATACTGAGGTTGACATTTTAAAGACCTCGGTTTATGATG